AACTATTGCACCTGCAACAAGCATCCAGAATCCTGCCTGTGCATGGTCTGTAAAATATGCACTACCTGCACATACACCAACAATTGATTTAAGTGCCAATAACCATTTTTTTACGTTCTTAGGAGTTGGTTCTAAGTATGCTTTCCAGAGTTTTAACCCCATATTTTTTTAGCATAATACCATATAGCAAGTGAACCTGATATGATTGCTATCAGGCCAGCAACCGCACTTATTATAGGTTGATATGATGTGGCTAAATGTGCTAATGCACTTGTTCCACTTACAACTGTCAACGTATCTGCTATACTATCGTTAAAGTGTTTCATCTCCCTTGTCCTCTGTATTCTTTGAATGATTCGTGTTTGTTTATTTTCCTTTTAGCAATACCATGTTTCTTTTTGCCAAAGGATTTCTTTACGTTCTGTTTAGTTACTTTTGCCATTATGATAATGGTGGACTTGGTGGTGGAACATAGTTAGCAGTTGGCAAATCTTTTACCCACATAAATTCAGGATTGACACATCCATCTACTTCACCTTCAAAAATGAAGTAAACCCCATTAATGTCTTTAACTGGGTTGAAGTAAGAATCAGGTGCATACCATTGACCTTTTAATTCTTTTGCTTGAGTGTTTGTTAATTTATATCCTATCATACGTTACGAGATAATTTAGTTTGAAATGCTTGAACTGCGGTGTAAAAGTTATCAATTTCTGTTTGGGTTAATGAACTACCTATAAAATTAAAAGCAGTTTGTCTATCACTATATAGATATAGCGTATTGCCAGAAGATGGATTTAAACCACCTATATAAATGTTTAAATTACTTATTGTACCAATAGATTCAGTTTCACTTACATTTATAGTTATATCGCCTCTCTTATATTGTCTTTGAACTCCTGAATCCCTCACAACAGAATAAAAACCTTTAGAATCTGTATTAGTAGAGCCAGTACCTATTATTGAAGCAGCTAATGCACATCCATAGTATGTAGAACCACCAAATGAAGAATATATTAACATACCACTACTTGCAGTATTTGTTCCTCCTGCACCCATATCACCAGAATTGCTTGAACTATCTGTTCTGATATAAGCACCAATCGATGCACTTGATACAGAATCAAATCCATTTAACTGACTAAAATAAGTATCAGCATAAGCATTACTTCCATTAGGCAAAGCACCATTTGAACTGTGTGTCCATCCTCCATTAAATGATAACCTAAATGCAGCATCAAGGTCTCTTGGGTCTTTAAGGTTGTATTTATGTGTAGTTGCAGTTCCACCAACAAAAGGATAAATGGCTTTCATTTTTGTCCAAATGCCATAACCTTTCATATCAACAACCAACGTATTGATAGCTTGTTGTTGTGTAGCATCAGTTATGCCTGCTGCCGTTATGAAGGCTTGTGCATCTGCATCAAAACCACCATAAACTCTCGGGCCAACTTTTGGAAACTTCCCTATCATAGATAAGCTATTACGCTACCAGAAGTTAATGTTACTTTTGTAATTTTTTGTGTTGGGTCAGTCGGCAAATACATGCCTGCCTTTACTGTCTTAGCAGATAAACCTTTGCTTGACAATACCGAAACACCGCCAATTTCAAGTTCAGAAAATACCGCATCCTCATTGATTACCAATGATTCCCAATAGCCATTGTTTGCACCTGTGCCAGTTAGCAGAACAAATCCGCCATTTCCACTTATTTTATCAATTCCTGTTGCCATGATTATTTTTTATTAAATAGATAAATTTCAATTATTTGCTCGGAACAGAACATCTATCCCTTGTCTGTGCAAGTTCAAAGTTTAAGGTCATGCGCCATCCGTTTACGATGTCAGGATAGGCTTCTCTTACAGGCTCAAGGCTTACATTTTGCTGAATAAGAAAATAATTCTCATTGTCTGGGTTGCTCATCATTGCATATAAATCCTGCGCAATGGATAAACAATCCGAGAAAGTATCTCTTATATTGTCCTCGTTTGTTCTTTGTATGTCCAACACCTGTATAACCATAGGCAATACCAATGTTTTGTCCGAGATTGTAGCAGGTGCAATGTTTGCCACCACTAATGGATATAACTCTTGCTGAGTTGATATCTCACTGTCCTCTCCGAACAGAAAACTTGCTATCTGGGCATGCTGACCGCAGGCTTCTTCTATAAGGTTTAATATCTTGTTTAGCGTTGTGTATTGCATTGAGGTATTTATATAATTTCTCGATATTTGATTTATGTACACCTTTCATATTAGCACCAATAACAAGGTTTGCGAGCCATCAATGGTGAGTGTGGAATGCTTCTAAAATTGTAATCTCCTTCACAACATCCATCGCCATCCAACACCATACCCGAATTATAGTTATTCATCTTAGCTAAGAAGGTATCAATCTCCACATTTGGTTGGTTTAAGAATAAAGGATATTGTTCTTCGTTAGCCAACAAATATTTGGTTAATCTCTGGGCATATTCCTGTGCGTTGTTTGTTGCCTCGTTCTTAATGTATATCAACTCATCCAAAGAGGCAGGATTCATATTGTCTGCATTCTGCACCCCAACTGCCTTGTTAAACATCTTATATGTCATGTGAATAAGCAACTCTGCCCTTGTGTACCAAATCATGCAAGGAGTGATGTATAGGTCAAGCAATGTTTTATTCAATGCTGACACATTATTTACCCTCACTTGGTCTATTATCTCATTGAATAGAGATGTGCCTAATATAGGTAAAATATAGAAGTTCTGAACGTGATAGATAGTTGGTGTAACAACCTTCATATCCACGTTGTCCTGCAATACACTATTTTCTTTTAATGTCGCTTCACTTAGAAGCATTACTTTTACTGCCATTATCTTGCTCTTTTAACTAATTCTTGTTTCCAGATATGCCTGCAATAAGGCACATTTACATCCATATTCGGGTCATGATACCAACCGCCCCTCATTTTAAACGCATCATAATTTGGTATATCGTATAACTGCCCCAAATCCCTGCTAATATTATCAATGTCCTCCCTGCTAAAATAACGTGGGTTGCTTATCATTGCTCTGCAAAAATCCCTTGACTTTCCACCTGGTTTCAATGCAGGTGCATCTGGTCTTAATTCATATCTGTATCTAATAAACAACTGCTCAAAGTCAGGAACTTTTTTTTTATCGCCTTTGTTGGTCAGGCTTATGCCCTTGTCTGATAGCTTTATTAAACCTTCAGCAGTCAGGGTTTCAAGTGCATCATCAATCTTTGTTTTATCCGTGTCAAATATCTTAACCAAATCTTCTGCCGTTACATCTGGAGTCTTTTTGATAATATCCAAAACACCTTCTTCCAACTTAGATAAAAATTCTTGCCTTGATGCAATAAACTTTTTTGTCTTTACTGATACAAAGTTTTCAATAGGCTCACCATACTTGGAAAATACAGAATAGTCCAACTCATCATTTTGCTTCTTTGGTTCTGAATTAGAAAATCCAGATGGTGCAGGTGCGCTATTTGGTAACACATCACCCCCTGCAAGTGGTGGTTTATTTACGATTGCCCTTATATCATTAACTGTGAGTGAAGTCAACACCTTATTCGCTACAATCGGACTCAATGAGTTCAATGAATCTGTTATGTCTTTGTTTACATTAGTAGATATATCCAAAGGTTTGCGACCTATAATCTCACGCATTTCATCTTTGGTTAAGATTTCACTTAATACTGTTTCATTAAATGAAGGCATTACTGGCTCAACTTTCTTAATCTGTAACTTGCCTTTAACAGGTGCAAAAATGTTATAAATCTTTTCCTGTATTTCCTGTTTTGGCGAAATATATTTGTTTTGAAATAAATGAAAAGCATCAATCATTTCATTCCTACCACCCAACTGACCTTCTACTCGCACACCGAAAAGCATAGGTGATACCACCTTATGACCTACAAATATTTCCTCTTGAATGGTTTTGTTTAATGCCTCATATCGTTTATCAAAGTCATCTCCATTTAAAGTCAACACATCTGGCACTCTGTTAGGGTCATCCACAAAGTCAACAACCATACTACCTGCCGAATCTGTATTTGTAAACTTGGCTTTTAATTGCCTTTCGGTTTTCTTCATCTCCTCATCCGAAGGCACTCCGTTCTTAAATACAATCATCTTAGAACCCTTAAACCCATTCTGAATTTCGGCTCTATGGAAGTTTGCAATTTCCGCATCGGTTATAATTGCAGGAACTGCACCAATATATTCGGGCAAAGTGTAAGTCTTTAAACCCGGCCTGTAAGACTTGTAATAAAATATGTAAACTTTCTGCTTTTTGCTTGGGTCATACGCAGGCAATGTTTCATACTCATCAGGTTTAAGATTTGCCTTGTATGTTCCATCCGTATTTACCCAAAAATCGGAAATGTAAAATTCCGAGTTATGCTCGTTGCTTCGCACCCTGCTATAATCCACATGATATAGTTCAGCTAACTGCCCTGTTTTATCGCATACACCTTTAAGATAAAATCCACCATAAAGAAGTTCATCCAATGCAGTTTTAGAAAGCAAATCATTGAGTGTTTCATAAGGATTAGGGTTGTCAATAAATGCTCTTAATTGTGCCTCTGCTTCACCTTCGATTCCTGTTGAATCAAATACCCAACCTTGCCCTGTTATATATAGCTGCTTATCTGTGCATATAGCGTTATGCTTTGCCGACCTATTAAACAAGGTTGTAAGGAATTGCGGATAGTCATTATTCTCGCCATAAAACACCCACTTTTGTTGCGAGCCTTTGCGTGGCTCTACAAATGCAGGAACTTTATTGTTTTCAAATTCTATTTTTATTAGGTTCATTATCCTACTATTTTAAACCAGATTGTAATGTCAGCATCAGTATCTGCATTATGTCCAGTGAGTTGAAGGTTTGCTATATGGAATGTAACTTGATTTGCAGTTGTTTGATAATACATAACAACAGGTGCGCCTGAGCCTGAGTAT